AAGATCCACTGCCATTGCTTCCTCAAGAGCAAGAATGTCTCTATCTGTTTGTGTTCTGATTGGTGCTTGCTCACCTGTAACAACTGCCCCTTGTGTAAAGAAGAATGTTGAATACTCAGTTGAAGCTCCAGAACCTGTTGTTGGAATATCGTCAGAAACGATAATTCTTAGACCACCAAATGTCTCAACAACATTAGGGCCATCAAAAGCTCTCACTGTGCTACCACCAGTCGCTGATGTATCAGGTGCGCCAGTATTGTCGTAGATACGATCAATCATATTACGTTCTAACAAGTCTCCATAAACGTTGGAGTGCATTGCTATTGCTGTAAGCTTGCCACCTTGATCTCCTAGTAAAGACTTTGCCTTTGCAATATGTCTTGGACTTAGAGTTGTTGGAG